ATTTTACCCCCTGCAAAAAATCCACCAACTAAAAATCACTAAGCGAAAAAAAACGCTGTCCTAAAAAACACCCCCCGCAAAAAACCCATTACCAAAAAACTTTTTATTTCAGGAAATATCGCCAAATATACGTTATGCATGCATAGCATTTCTTATCCAGAATGAGTCTAAATAAGGAGAAAAAAGGCACAAAAAAAGGCACAAAAAAATACCCTATTGAATTCACAAAGGGGTATTGAATTGACAGGGGGGTATTGAATTGCGTCCCCTATTGAATTGAAATCTTACTCACACCACAATTCCCACAGGACTGATTAGAACCTGAGTTGTATGCTCCACACGATATGCAGTTCCATACCTTATCTACAGGACTACTCAAGATAATAAATCTACGTAGTCATCTATAATCTCTTCAAGCTCGTAGAACCAATTCTTATGCTCTGGCAGCCTCTTTGCGCCTCCCCTTCCTGTACAATCGCTTAATAACTCCAGGTTCTTAATATGATGCGTTACAAGGCTTCCTAATAGCCTTACTTCTTGTGGTCGTAAGTGTAATGGGTACTCGTCTATTCTGTGTGGTTTTTTACTTCTCATAACTTCTGTCCGTTGTTTGGTTTAATGTATCGTGTTCCTACTCTATTTGAGTCTTGTAGTATAGAATAGTAGTAGCCTGTAATTGGGTTTACTAAGTAATTCCAAAAGTCGTATGGCATCTCCTGCCCTTCTTCTAATCGCATTAGTCCGTTTCTTGTTCTTGCTTTCGCCATAAAGGTTTGTTTAATGTTGTTGGTTCGTGTTTAAGTTTATTGTTATCTTTCCAGCTAAATACAAGCTCTGGTTTTATTCTTTTTTTCATTGGTTAATAGCCTTTAGTTCCTTTACACTTACCATTATAACCCATCTCATAATGCATATACCTTTCTATAGCTCTAGCTTCAACTGCATCCTTAGCGGTGTATATAATTTCATAGCCTTCGGTTATGCGGTTGTAAGAACTTCTATGGTTGTTTAATCTACTATATAAACAATTAGTAACACCTACGTAATGATGCTCTGGTAGATAATAAACTACAGGGTCGTGCTTTTTAGAAACATAGAAAGATTTAACCTGATTACCTACCTTTCCCTTGTTAGCTTGATACCAAGCTTTTTTACCAGCATCAACTTTCTCTTTGTTAGCTAGTTTATAAGCTTTGTTGTAAACTTTTCTCTCCTCTTTAGTCATTCTATAGTTCTTTAAAGTTATACTCTGCACCCTGTACACGTATCCAGTTAAGTCTATCTGTCTTGATAGTTCTGTAGCCTTCTGCGTTCATATCCCATACAATCAGGTTATGTGCCTTACGAGTGTCGTACTTGATGCCAACACCTTTAAGATTTTTCTGTACGCCTATTCTGCAATTAATAACTCTCTCGCTACCGTTTGCTTTAGTAAAGTTAGCTGAGAATATCTTTCCTGAAGATACTAGCTTGTCGATAATTGTAAATACTGCATTTGTCATAGCTTTTTGTTTTATTGTTTATACAAATCTACAACCTCCAAACGACATAACCAAATAAAATGTATAAAAAAACCCCCTAGCAATCTAAAACTAGAGGGTTAACATCAATTAATCTAAACAAATATCATTATGAAAGCTCAAATATATATATAATATTTTTAATATCCTACTTAATCACATACATTCCTTTAGGATTAGTTCTAAGTAACAGATACTCAATAGCATAGCGCATACTATCTACTCCATGATTATAGGCATCTCTTGGCTTTACACCTCTTACATCCCATACATAGTTGTTGAATTCCTTCACTAAGTTCTCTCCTTGGAGGATAATATTGTAGTCCTGCATTAAAGCTATACCAGCAATAATACTACCCTTCTTCTTCACTGTAGGAGTTACATTAAGCCCTCTAGTGTTGAGTTCTGATATAAGTCTAGGCTCAGAACTATCACATACAATAAGGCTCTTACCTGCATGCCTAACGCATAGGTCGTGTATGTTAGACGTAACTAATCCTTTTTTGTAGAAGTGTTCTTTAACCCAGATAATCTTCCGTATTTTATCTACAGAAACCTCTGTAAGAACTGATTCATCCCTACTGAATCCAATGTCTAATCCGAAGCAAGTAAGTTTCATCTCGCTATTAAATTGTCCTATCTGCCAATCATTAAAGACAACACCCTCTGCACGTTGCAACCATCCACCCATTATCTGGTGCTTAAACTTATCAGGTCTACGATACCTCATCTGCTCCAATTGATTCACAAAAGACTGTGATAGATTGTCAATGTTGTCTAGATAAGTTGTGTGTATGTACGTTACGTCATCTACAGTACCGTTAAAACCATCTGGAATGCCTCTATTCTGGAAGAACCGTTGATATATCCAGTGCTCCTTTGTAGTAGGATTTAGGATAAGTAAACATCTGTTTGTGGCATCCTTAGACCGTATAGAGAAATCTATCTTATCAAAGCTCTCTTCATCTACAAGCTCCTCTGCTTCATCTAATACAAATGTGTTGACACCTGCGATAGACTTAAGTTTTGCTGTCTGGTCACCTGACGCAGTCTTGATGCCACTAAAGTATATTGAACTGTTTGTAGCTTTATTTCTTATATCTACCTTAGTTACATCAAAGTTAGCTGCAACTCCCATTAGCTCTAGCTTCTCTAAGAATTCAGGTATAATAGACATCCCTGCTGAACTCATTGTGTAACGAGTAAACAGTACCCTATTATCTAAAGCGTATGTTAGCAGTGCTAAGAATACTGTTACAGCAAAGGACTTACCAGAACCCCTACCTCCTGTAATAACAAAGTACCTACTATCAGCATTAAATAGAGATTGATACTTATCATGTAGCTCTAGCTTATTCAATATCTACAGCTTCTGCATCAATTATATCTACCTCTTCTAGTGCTTTGTTTTCTATATACGTCTCTAGTTCTTTGATGGTTGTTAAGCAGTAAGTAACTGCACCTTCTAATACGTCTATTCTATTACGCATCTCAATTAAGCTCTGTTCTTTCATTCTCTGGTGTTATATCTATTATATCTGGTTTTGCGAAACTAATCACAGGTATGTTAATCTTAGTATCTATTTCTATCTTTTGCTGTTCTTTCGGTCTACCGTACCTATACTCTAGTAGCCACTTCATGTGCTGAGTAGAACCTCCCTTAGCTAATTTAGCTATCTCTATCCAGGCTTTCTCCTCACTACCAAAAGCTTTCTTTAGGGCATTTAAAGTCATCTTATCAATATCCTTATTCTTAGTCTTACGAGGTCTACCCTGTCCCCTAGACACGCCTTTTACAGCTCCATTGTTCTTACGACCATCTGGTTTCTTTTCTTCTTCCATTATTATTATTCAATTATCATCATCATCACTAGCATCATTAATCCAAAAACATAAAACATAATTCTATTATTTAAAGTTATTACCTACATACTAAGCCTCGATATTTGAGCATCTTTCTCTTTAATTTCTTCCATAAGCATTGTTACCTGTTCATTTAAAGCTATGTTTCTAGCTCTATATAATTCATGGAAATCCGAAGGTTGTACATCCTCTTCTTTTATTTCAGGTACTAACTGCTCTATGGAGTGTAGTTTATTTAGCTGCTTTCTATACTGCAATGATGCAAAGTTCCAATTGTCATACGACTTCATAGCGTGTATAGCTGTAGCATGGTGTCTATCTACTTTTCTGGATATTCTATCGTAGCTAAAATCTGTATACTTTTTAGCTAAGTAAAAGTACATCACTCTGGCATCGACCATATGAGGAAGCCTACTCTTTTTAGATATATCTCTAATCTTTGTTTCAATCTCTACTAACTCTTTAATCTTCTGTAACATGTTCTATTTCTTTTTTAAAGTCAACGTAAGCCTCAACTAAACCTTGACAACATTCATATTGTTCTGTATCTTCGTAGTACTGTCTTAGCAAATAGAGTTCTGACTCTTCTACAATACCTGTAGATAAAGCCATAAACACATCTGCATAACACTCGCTTTTACTAAAATAACTCATATAACATCTTCTATGTAAAATGGCTCGAAGTCTCTCTTACCATCCATTATTGCTTTATAGTTAGCAATACCTTTGTCTACTATCTCCTTACCACTTAGGTAGAACCTTTCTGATATAGTAAAGAAACCAAACTCACCTGTAACCTTATCTACAGCTATGAATGCCCAGTTTCTATAATCAACGTTAAATAGATGACAGTAGATGTATACCTGAGCTGCATAACCAAACTTTCTGGCATCCTGCTTAAACCATTTTAGATTAGCAGTAGTCTTTAAATCTGCAATGAAACCATCTCCTAGTATATCAGCCTTAGCACGAAAGCATATACCATCTATAGTTCCAACTGCAGGAACTTCTGGTGTACTATTCTTTAACAGGTCGCTAACTCTACCACAAGACATAAAGAGTTCAGCTAATTCCTCAACCTTATCCTTATCCTTTTGTAGAAATACTCTACCATGGTCTGATACAGCCTCTTTCCATTCCTTACCAGCTCTTCTATCTACATCTACAAAGACCTGCTTCTTATATACGTCTGGCTCTAGTATATACCAGTGAAATAATGAACCGAAATCAAACGCAGGATTAGGCTTGTACTCAACCTCTTCTTTGTTCTCTAGGTTGTAAACAAACTTGTTAGGGTCTTTAGATAATCCTTTAATTGATGAAGAAGATAAGTATAGCTTTCCTTCAGAACCGAAGTAAAACTCATCACCTTCCATTTTCTTTAGCAGCTTCTTTTCACTCCAAGCTGTACCGTCTAATGTAAATACCATTACCAAATATCGTTTTTAGTTAAAT